ATCCTTGCCAATGTTGAGCATTTCATTGTACTTGGCATCCACCTCGGCTTGCGCCACTTGATGTTCCAGCTCCATACGTTTACGGTCATTGACAATCTCTGCCTCGGCAACCTGCATCTTGATCTGCATCTCCAAAGCTGCCTGCGATTCCTGATTGACCTGCTCCTGTGGCTTGAGAAGTAACTCTGGATCCAGCCGGTAGGCTCTCAAGACAGAAGGGATCAGATGATTGACATTGATGTGCTTCTCCAAGACCGGCATCCCCCCAATCAGCTGAACAAACTGCAGCAGCTGCTGGTTGTGAATCTCACTGGCTACATAACGGTCATAGCCCGTAGAATACGCCTCTGCGTCCAGCTTGATCGTGTAGTCATCGCTGTCGGTCATCAGCCAGCGGTAAATGTTCTCCACGGTGCGCTGAATCATGGTGCTGACGGAACGTATGACGGTAGCCATTGTGCGCTGCATGTTCGACTGCAACAAGGACATCCCTGTGGCGGTCTTGGTCTGGTGTGGGCTGGATTCTCCATAGCCCAAGGCTGGCTGGCCTGTGATCAGATCCGCTTCTCTTTCCAGATACTGCAGCAACTCCATCAGACCTTGCGAAACATCAGGGACAATCAAAGGCGTAATCGCAGTATCGCCTTGTCCTGGTCTGGCCTTGAAGATCCTTCCTGGCCCCATGTTGTCAAAAGTCTCCCCTGGCGCAAAAGCCGCCTCATCGGCAATCATCATCGGCATACACGCCAAGTGCTTGCCCATCACATACATGCTCATACAAAAATTGGCATGATCCTGCAGATCCGCCAGCGCCCAATAAATTCCATCTCCCCATATGCTCTGCGGATTCCGTTGCCAATAGCAGAAGGCATAAGGGCTGACCCCATCAAAAGGATGAGGGCTCAGTTCAATGATCCGGTCTCCCAGCAAAACAATCTTGACCGGCAAGACCTCATTGTCTCCCAGCCACTCTGTGTCCATGCGATCCTGCAGATCCCGAACATCCAAACTTCCATAGAATTCCAACCACTCATAAAAACGATTGTCAAACGTTGGACGGCCCTTTACTGGATCTGGAGGGGCGGACTGATCTGCTCCCAACACTGCAATCTCGCGCTCCAAGACATCCAAGACGGCTTCGGTGTCCAATGTCCCATTGTCACTCTCCAGCAGCTGGCGGACTTGAATGGAAGAAAGGAATTTGCGCTCAATCACATATTCGGCATCTTCAATGGTCGTGGCCTCTGGCGCAGGGAAAATATTGAAAATGGAAACAAACTGGGCTGTTGGGATTCTTTCCGATTCCAGCAGCTGCTCCATCTTGTAATCCTGTGGCCCCACAAAACGGCCCTTGAAGACCGGATAGTTCCTATGCTCAGTCACAGGAGATTTCATCACCCCTGTCCCATGCAAGGCCATCTCATGAATGGAAGCGGTCAACTCCTCCTGATAGGAAGTCTGCTCCAATATATCCCTAATCCGGTTTTCTAAATTTGCCCTCCTGTTCTCCAACTCGACTACCAGATTGATCCCACTGGCTTCTGCCCACTCCTTGGCCTTTGCTAGATACTGCTGACGCTCCCCTGGCGTCATCTCCGTCATCCGATCGGCCCCTGGCATCATGTCTGGAGGGACAAAACGCAAGTGTCTGGAGGTGCGCATCTTGAAAGGGACTTCTCCCCCTTCAAACAGCATGGAAGTAACCTTGGTCACCGCCCCCTGTACCTTGCGTCTGGTTAGATTGAAGCGAATGTCTACCGCTTCGTTCTGCGTAGGCAAGGCTTGGTACAACCGGCCCTGATAAGCATCCTCTCCTGGTTGCCAACGCTCCAACTCCACCTCCCGTCTGGACTGCTGCGCCAATTCAAACTTCTCGCGCAACAACTCCACCAACGGGTCCCCGTTGTCCTGTCTGGATGCTACCTGTGTGGCGTTGGTTCCAATCAATTGATGGCCTTGGATTTGGTGGTGACCATAGATAACGACTCCTGTGCAGCGGCAGATGAGCGTTTTGCCATCTCCTCATGCTCTGCTTTCCACTTCTTCAAAGCATTCTGCTCCTCTTCCACCAGCGCAAAAGCATCATCGGCACTGGTAGAAGCGGTGGCCTGCTGGGCTTGCTCCGACCAACCTGCCACTGTCTTCAAAAAGAAAATCTGCGCCTGCGTCTTGCCTGCAATGGCATCCTCAAAAAGCGCATTGGCTACCCGATTGATGCCCTGAGAACGACCCTGATCCACCATCTCGGCAATCACTGGATGATTCTTCTTGGCAACCCGAAAAGCATTCGCTGTGACCTCCAGACAATGCGCAATCTGCGAATCCCTCAAGCCATTGGACGCATATTCCCTGATTTTTTCGTGCAGCTGCTCGTCACTTGCCCACTGCAGCACCGTCCGGTGCGCTTTCTTTGGCGACCCGTCTTTTTTTAGGGCTGGAAGAACTGTTTTCATTGATTTTTTTCTCTAATTTCTCCAAACGATCACACATTTCTGAACAAGCTAGGGTCAATTCCTTCATGCACTCCAATAATCCCTCTATTTTCTGCTTGTCCGAACCCCCATACATCCGCTCCATCCACTTTCTGGCTCTCTCCAACATAAAAACCTTTCAACAATGCCGGATATTTTTAGTAATTGTTCAGTAAATGCCCCCATTTTACTCAACAATCGCCTCCTCTACCCTTGAATCCCCATAACTGGTGCGGCCCCTTGTCGCTGAATACGCCAAATACCCACTTCCTGGCATGGAAGCCAATGGCCCTGATGCTGGTATCTGCTGACATCCATGAAGCGCCAAGGCTAATGCCATCACACAATCGTCATGTGCGCCCTCCTGCGCCTGCTCCTTGCCATTGGGATCCACCACAAAGCGCAACATCTCCTGCAATACCACCTGAGAGCGCACCTTCATCCACTGCTCCCGTACACACTCCTTCAAAAATCCCAATATCTGAGGCCTCGACCTCTTCGTAGTCAAAAACCCCAGCTTCCTTGTGGCCTTCATCCCTCGCTCATCCAATACCCGCTCGGCATATATGTTCGGGTAGCGGTAGTAATCATTCAGCCTGCGAACCGTTACCAACCCATGATTGTTCCTTTCGCACACTACCCAAGCCCCGTTATACCATCTCGCTATTGCTGTCAAGTGTCCTGCTAGCTCGTCAGGGTCACACCTCAGTCGCAAACACGCAACCTCCTCAAATGTCACCGCATCCAAGACAATCGCTACCGAATAGTCCGCATCCCGCTGGCCTACCTCTATTCCCTCCGCTACGTCACACCCTATCCGATACTCCCGATTCGGCTGCGGAGGGACATGCACTCTCAATGGCCCCAACGCATGAGAAACAATATTAAACCGCATCTCCCTCATCGCTCCCGTAGTCTGCTCAATCGCAAACTTCTGGGCCTCCTGCGCCAAGGACTGCCACTGCACAATCACACTGCGCCTAAAGACACTCCTGCTGCTGGATAAAAACGCCTCCTCTGCACTGGATGGATAGTCCTGATGAAACTGATCCAAATCCCCCTGACAAACATCATTGATACAGCTGCGCCTCCAATGCAAATCCTCCAATGACACCGTGAACCCCACCTCAGAACCCCCTACATCCATCTTGTACGTCTGCCCCAATAACCCTAACTCCTCCTCCCCTCCATACTTCTCATACTGGCCCAGTGATGAGGCAAATGCCTCCCTGTCTTCCTCAGAATAAAATGGGCGTACATAGTCCGAAAAACTAAACCATGGGAAGAAATCCGCCTCCCAGGCCGTATTGCCCTCTGCTGCCTTCCAGTACATATCGTAAAAGTACCCACCTACCCCATTGGCAGTACTCTCCAATATCTGCTCCCCAAAGCCTACCTTCGTTGTCCGCATCAATGCCCCAGCATAGTCACTCGCCCCATTGCCCCAACGACTGACCTCACTCAAATGAAGAAAGTTGATCTGATCCCCTACTACATCCGCTCCCCCTACTGTCGCTAGACGGTAACGGGTGTTCCTCCCTCCACCATCCGGTGTTCCCCATTGCAGCTCCCCCTTGTTCCCATATAACTTGCTCGGCTTAAAAGACTTCGGTAAGTGCGACTCCATCAACCGAACCATGTTGAACAACGTCTTCGTTGTCTCCTCACTGTTCGCTACCAGCAAAATCCGCTGGTTGCTCCTCGTCAATGACGCCAAAAAGAATCGGG